TTTGAGTGGAATACATTCTCAAAAACCTTTTATGAATGGAAAAAAAACAGGGAAGAAGAAAAAAAGAAAAAATTAGAAGCAAAATTAAAAGCGTGCAGTGTATGCGAATGCAAAAACTGTAAATTTTGCGGAAACTGTGATAAATGCAACGTTGGAGAAAGGAAGGAGACTGGGGAGTGTTTCCATAAATATCTTACTAGATTATTTTCATAAATATTTATAGCTGCCCGAAATCTCATAACGGGCAGCAAAAACTATTGACAAATGAAGGAAAAGAGTATACAATAAAAATACGATAAACAATAACACTTTGGTGTATTGAAATATTTATATTTCAAAAATGATAAACAGTAACACGTGGTGTATTGAAATAATTTTTTAAATCCAAAGTGTAAAGAGCGTCCCTGATACTTTTGTATTGGGGACGTTCTACTTTTTAGGAGAAGCACATGGGAATGTATATAGACCTAATAGGGAAGCAATTCGGAAGACTTACAGTTGTGGGCAATACCGGGAAGACAAAGAAGCCAGGCGGGCAGATCTGGGAGTGCCGGTGCAGCTGTGGAAACGTTGTTTATAAGACCACGGCGAACTTAAAGAAAGACAACTGTAAAAGCTGCGGATGCCTGCGGAAAGAGATTATGTCCAGGAGTGGGGAAGAAAGAAAAAAAGATCGGAATACAAACAAGGGCGTTCCGAATATAGGATTGTCTACACGGGAAGGAGCAAACAGAAACAGCAGATCCGAGATCAGGGGCGTATCTTGGGTATCGGAGAAGCAAATTTGGAAAGCACAGATTATGCACAAAAGGAAGAGTTGGCATTTGTGCTATTCTAAAGACTTAGAATATGCCACAAAAATAAGAAGGGAAGCAGAAGAACACGTAAAGGACGGAACATTCCCGGAATGGATAGAGAAATTTAAAAAAGGTTTATAGGCCCGGCAGGTAGTCGGGCTGTGCATAAAAATAGGGGTAGATAATAGCCGTAAGGCCCTGTCAGAAACGGGTAGTTTGTCGGAAATTTGTCGGGAATGCCCCACAGACCGCATAAAACCGTACTTTCAAGTTTAATTAATAAAAACATTATAGTATATATAGATACGCAGAAATGGCTTAAAATGGTCGTTTCCGCGTTTTTAAATAGCGGTAAGAACCCGTAAAAAGTGGTTAATTTGTCGAGTGTTTGTCGACAACAATTTTACACATCTCTTTGTAATACCACTCCGGTTTCCGGTCCGTATAGATCCGCTCTGTTATGTCCGTAATGGAGTGCCCGATTATATATTTCAGAGCGTATTCGTCTACGTTGGCCTCTTTCGCAACGGTAGCGAACGTATCCCTAGTATCGTGCGGACGGTGTCCGAGGTTGAGGTCCAGATCCTTAATAATTTTATGGAACCGGGTTGAATAGATTGCGTATGTAATTGGACGCATCTTTCCACGAGCCTCCACGTTAATCAGCCTGTCGCTGCCAAGTTCCTGTGCTTGCCGGTACCTGGCGGCAATAAGAGGTTTGATCTCTGGATGGATCGGGACATATCTGTCTATTCCTGCGTCTGTCTTGCTGCCGCCCTTCATGCGGTTATTTCCCAGATCCACGTCCTCTAAAGCAAGCTCACATAATTCGTTAGGCCGCCAGCCGGAATAACAGGCAATCAGGAGCAGGTCTACGTTCTCCACATCCCGGTTTTTCCACAGTGTCACCCGCTCAGCAGCAGAAAAAGAAAAGTGCGGGTTTTCTGCTTTCGCCGCATCTTTCACAGTTGGCTTGGACAGATTACATTCCCTGGCGCAATTCCTGTCCACGATCTCCAGCTCTTTTGCATAGTCGAGCATCATACTCAATGTTGACTTCATTCCTATTTTTGTCTTGGCGGATGCCTTTTTAAGTTTTCCTTTGTTTTTTCCTCGTGTTTCTATCGCCGTGCCATTTTCTATACAATTTTTTATGTCCGTGATCCTGAGAGACTGCACGGACTTTTTGTAGATGGATCGGCAGTAAGAAAATGCGCTCTTTGCGCCTCTTGCGGTTACGGGCTCCACCTCCTGCTCATATTCTGCAAACCAGACTCGATACAGCATTTCCACAGGCATATCCTTTGATAGATCCACCTTACCCTTATTGTACCGTATAAGAGCCTCCATAGCGTCCTCATACGTCGCAAAATAAGCCGTAGGCTTAAGAGGCTTTAGAATCGGTCTATTGTATCTGTCTTTTCCGCAGTTGGCTCTAGCGTAAAAAGGATTTTTCAGATCTGTGTGACGTATTTCTGTTATGCTGCCAAAACCGTTCGGCAATTTACGCCTGCGGTTCGGTTTCGGCTTTTTCCGTGGTGTTTTCTTTAGAGGGTATCCGCAGTGTGGGCAAGTTTCCGCCCGGTCAGATACCTTCCCGGCGCATTCCGGGCAAGTCGTGAGTGCCATTCTATCATCCTCCTTACACAAAATGGGTACAAAAATAACAGCCATCAAGGAACTGATGTTCTTCTTGTGACAGCTGCCCGAAGATGATACAATATTTACGAGTTAGCGTATCTCTTCGGA